GTCTTCCTTTATCCCGACTTATGCCGGGAGGTTTTTCACGTTTTGTTCCAATTGCTATGGGTAATTTCCTAAAGCTTTGGTAGAATTCTTTCTCAGGTACAGATGTAATGAGAAATGAACCACCTTCCGAAAACTGAGTTTCTTGATCCCATATAAGATTCTCTATGACTTGCGGAGTCTGGGCAGTAAGGCTAGCTATTAAGTTAAACAGCTTGGTAGCCTTTGGCCGCCAGGGGGCCCGTCCCTCTGATATAATCCCTAGATCTTTAAAAGTCATAGCTTGATTAGTTTCTTCGAGTACGGTAACTAGTTTATCGTATTCCTTTGGAAGCTTTGACGTAAACATATTCGCATGGGCCCGGTAGGATTCCGACATCATAATTTTTGATGTGATTAGTGGGATATTCTCACTAATCCAATAAGAGTTAGGGTCAAGGTAATCTGAATCAGCATTAACGTCTTCGGTCAACGTGACTTGAGATGCCTTAAAGATTTTCAACATTTTTTCCTCTATCTCTCTAATTGTTTTACAAGAGTGGAGTTTAAAAAACGTATCTTTGATCAATTCGACACCATAAGTCTTGACAATGCAGATGATTTCATCTTCATATATCTCGACGGGAATAGATCCCTCAAGCGAACGCTTGAGTAGGTCCAAACCGTGTCTAGGATACATTAAACACAAAATATACAGTGTTCGTACAACATTAGTTCGATGCCTTCCTCTGATCTTCATTGCAGAGAAGATTTCGTCGATTGGGATTATGTTTCCATAATCTCTACCTTCGGCAATCTTTTCTATAATTTGATCAGGAGAAAGCTTCTGGTCGGAAGGAATTATGGATCCATAATTCCTTTCTTCAAGATGCGATGCAAGTTGGGGAAGTTCCAATATATTCTTACCAACAGCTCGACATATGTTAGCTGAAATCCGGCTCACATCATGTCCGTTATTAAGTGAACGTGACACGAACTCACCAACTAAGTTTGACTTAGTGGCTGACTTCGTTTTAGACGTATTAATGTCTATACCGCAATCTTGCGTGTAGGTATTTAAGACGTGCTTGTCAGGGTCGTAGCACCAAAGGTCGTCTCCAACCTTATTAAAGGTGTTGACTGATATTTCCATTTGATAATCCTCTTTATAAATCATTTCCAATAGGAAAAGATCTGTTATTGTAGCAATATCAAATGAACCATTGGTACCCATTCCTTGTCCTCTCTCATATTTGATTGAGGATGAAGATCCCTTTACGTTCCATTTGCACGATACAACTAAGTTGTACCAAGCAGTTGCTATATTAGCACCATAACGGTGTTTCATATATATCAATTGTAGCGAACTAGGAAAAGCGTCTGTCCATGAGGATATGTCGTAACTTTCCACGCCTGGTCTGATAAACTTTTTAAGATTATCAAAACCCTTCGCGTGATTATCGCTATAACTTACACCCCTGAATTTTGTCTTAGTGTATTCTTTTACATCATTCATTATAGGCTCCAAAAGTACTTGAGTCCAGTAGTCAGAAATGGCTACTAACCGGCACTTGTTACCTTTATCTCTAATGGTTGTGATATATCTCAACCGTTTTCGATCGACCCTATTTTGCTTTGAAGCAATGGACCTCATACATTCGTATAGGTCATTATTCCCAGTGGCAAGACATAGATCTTTAAAT